GAGATAGATCGATTGGTAAATGCAGAAGAGAAGATCTCTCAATATCAGATTTACGAAATCTAGTCTTGATGGTAGAAGGACGAACACCATATCGTTTAGCAAGTTCTTGATAAGTAAGTCTATTCACAATGGCTTCTTTAATTTTCTCGCTGTCTAATGTTTCAATACTTAACTTACCTGATGCTACTCGTCTCGCATCTGATGAAATTGTTGATAAACCCAATTTCATCCTAAGGTATCTGACCTGACTAGCTAGTAGTCCAGCATCACGAGCAATCTGTACATCAGATTTAATCCCGTCATATAAAGATTTAACTTTGATCAAGGCATGATCTAGATACTGGAATTTGGCGTTTTGGTGCACTCCATTGGCTATGATCAATTTTTCAAGCATATCATAAGAATATTTAGCACTGCATCGTGAACAGTATCTGCGAGAGCAAGCCAAAGAGGTATCAAGAAACTCAGAACCGCATAGATAACAATGTTTATGACGTCTTGGGTTTCTTTGTGCTAAATCTGGAACCACGTCATGTTTGGATACGATCGCGTTAATTCTGCAAGTGAGACAGATTTTTGAAGTCACCCGGGGAGTTTCATCATAGAACTGCAGACCACAAGAACATTGTTTGACTCTACCCCGATGTTTACGCCGATCATAAAATCGGTTTCTAAACTCTTCTGGAACGTCAACTCCGTCTATTTGCTCAATGTATATCTTTTTCATGTCGTAAAACCGATTGTTTTGTTCTATACATTATTCAGTATAGCACATTACTATACTGAAGTCAAGTAATTAGTGATTAATAGTTATAGAACAAAACAATCGGTTTTACGACATGAATAACCTCTTCAGATACGCCAAAGCCCGAGATGCTATCAACATAGCACCCCGGGCTTCGGAGACCCACTTTGGGTCAGAGAAACGCCTTTAACGGGTTACGATAAGGCGCACGAGACCACGCGGGTTGTACGCGCCAATCCCGAGGTTCTCGAACATCGAGAAACCGATGGTCCGCTCTTCCGGATTATCGGCAGAAAGAACGGTCAGCTCAGTCCTAACCGGGATCCGGCCGAAGTGCTCTGGCTCGCAGCAAACGTAAACAACGCCTGCGGGGACAAGACGCGACACGATGAACTGGGCGTTCCAGCCCGTAGCCATCAGGCCGGTCTTCCACAGCGTTGCCTGGCTCTCGATGTCGAGCACGTCGCGACCGAATTTCCGGATGTCGGCATAATCGACCGCGTTCATGTAGACTCGAGCCACCCGAAGGTCATGACGCTCGATCTCGGCAAACGCGTCCGCGAGGACGGCCGGCGAAATCGGGGCCACAACCGGGATGTCCGGGTTCGTGCCCGCGGGGAGCGAGTCGAATCCGGCGATGGCAATGGCATCCATGATGGTGAAGACACGATCGTCTTCAGCCGCCTGGATCTGCGCCTTGCCAAGGTCCTGCATACGCTTCAGGAGGTCGTACCGACGCTCCTTGATCTGAGTTAACGGAGCCTTGAGAAGCGCCGCTATCTCAAAAAGGGGGAAGATCACACGGCGAGGTTTCATGATCGCCGTGATGGAAGTTCCCTCTTCACCGATCACGTATGCAGTGACGTCTGGATCCTTGTCGTACAGAGGCAGGGCACCATCGGGAAGCTGTTCGACCAAGAAGGTCTTACGGCCTACCGATGAGTAGTCACGCCGCTCGCGCAAGGGCTGAATCATCGAGGCGGCCAGGCGCTTACGCCCTGCCGACGTCCCGATAAACTTGTCAACAATCTGCTCCTTGATTGTGTTGTCCACAACCTGGACGCCGAAATTATTGGTAGGCATGATATTGTCCTCTCATCCTTTCAATTCATCTCGCTGCTCAGATGAGCAACTCAATGAACATCTCGATTCCGTGGGAGTCAGGAGGTGAAAGGACGATGGCCATGCGAATAATGTCATATTCGCAGGCTGCGCCAGTGTGGGTGGCCCCACCGAGGTTTGCTGCAGTGATCCACAGCGCCTCGTAGGAGTCTACCCAGCGGTTGGTCAGGTATCCATTAATCGACGCGTAGAGGAACTGTCCCTCTGTGTACGGCACAGTCAGTGCGTCGCCAATGGCTCCATCAACAGCAATTTGCTTCTGCGTCTCGTAGAGCTTGACGCCAACAGCACCACCACGAAGATGGGGGCACTTGCCAGATGCTACGCCAGGAGTATTCTCGTACGCATTGCCAAGCGCATCATTGATGAACAGCCCGAGAGGTCGGGTGTTCGCAGTGAAGGCTAAAGCAGGCGCAACTGCTCCGCCCACGACGTTGCCACCAGCAACATCAGGACGGGTAAATGCCACTGATCCCCCGAGAACGCCACGCTTCACATTTGCAGGAAGCGTAGTCGATCGCGCGAGAGCAACGGCGGTTCCAACGTTTGGGTTACTCTGCGTGTATCCATCCGGTGCAAGAACAGGAATAGTGTCCTTGAAAATCGAATAGAGGATACGCAGGGCACCTTGGGTGAGTAGGAAATCACCCGAAGACTGTCCACCTATATCGCCCATTGGTCACTCCAGCTCTGTTGGCAAGTATCTCATCAACGTCCAAGAATTCCATCGATCCGGGGGTTTCAGTCCGTTTCCGCGAAACCATTCCATTCACGACAAAACTCAATTCAATCGATTAGACCTTCCCTCCAGTTTCTGCGGTTATCTGCGTATCTTCTATTAGTATCTGATCAACCAGGGCCGCTCGGTTAAGATACGGCCCGGATGAACTTCATTGACCTGGGCGCTCCCAGAGATTCTCGAGGGATGCCTCTTGCTTGACCTTGCTGACCTGTACCTGGCCAATCTTCTTGGCGCCAGTGCTGGCCATGCGGACAAACCCAGTCTCACGCATGATCTGCTCCTGCTCGGATGCCTTGATCTCACGATGGGCCTGGACTTCGGGGTCATCTGAGAAGAGGTTGTCTAGGTCGCTTGTATCCTTGTCAGATGCTGTTCGACCCTCAGAGTCATCCTCATCAAATGTGATGTCCGGCGTGGCTGTAGCCGCCATCATCGGCGACGGACCGGGCATTGGTGTAACCTCTGCTGGCGGCTGCTCGAACAAGTCGGTCAGCTCAGGAGCGGGTGATGGGGACGGAAGGGCACCAGGAGCTGCCTCCTGAGATTCCTGCTGGAGCAGCTGCTGGAGCATGCTCTTGATCTCAGCATCCATGCAACCGCATTCAGTGGTTGAAGCGGAATCTGTGGCAGCGGAATCTGTGGCAGCGGAATCGGTGGCAGTAGAATCGGTGGCGGCGCTTGCCGTCTCCTCTTCTCCTCCTTCCTCTTCCTCTTCCTCTTCTTCCTCTTCGGCCTTACCTTCAGCCTTCTCAGCTTTTGGGGGCTCTTTTCCCTTTTCCTCGGACGAAACCGTGGCATCCTTCTTCTCAGGCTCGAGACCTTCCGGCTTCTCTTCCTCAAGGGCGACCTTTACGGTCTTGAGAATCTCTTTGAGGGTCGGATCGTCGACCTTCATAAACATGGCAGCTATGTGCTCCACATGCTCTTCTTTCGGATTCTCAGGCAGGAGGCGAGCCGCGAGCTTGCAGCAAGCAAGAGCACGACGAAATTTCACCTGCTTTGGAAGAGCATCCGGGGAAACCTGATCGAGCCGGCGAAGCGTAGAAGCAATAACGGGTCCGGGTAGTGCCATTAGATCACAGGCCTGGGCCTCGACTAACTTCTCATCGTTTGAACGTAGGAGGACGCGAGCAAGACGTTCAACAGCGAAGGCTTTCCGCTCAGCAGCGGCACGGGCGTTATCGTATTTACCCTTGCCACCCCACTGATCGGAATCCTTGTGACTCCAGGTGTCATCCCGGAATTCACCGAATCCGACCTCATTCCGCTTTACATGATCCCCCTCGTATTCTTTCTTGACATGGGGGTCAGAATTCGCGGGAGTCTCGGCCCACTCATCAGGGCTGCCGAACTCATATTCAACAGGAGATGGCTGCGGATGTTCCTGGTTCATAGTGTAAGGGTCAGCGGTCCTCACGGTTGCTGCCTCACGACGAACCGGGTTGGCCGAGTCGGACCAGGTGCTTCGCCAACGTGACATATTACAAATGCCTCCTACAAGATTTCAGCTTCATCAATGCCTTAAAATTTGGATAGTGAAGCTATTCTACCCTTCCACCGAAAAAACTGCTGTTCTTCAGGTGTCAAAACTCTTCCGAGCTTGACCCTGCAGGCTGTGAGATAAGAGGTCTCGCTGGGGTATCCATCAATTGATCCAATATCTATTGCAATTTTATATAAATCTGATGAATAATTATGAGACCTAACAGTATCTTCAATCCATGAAAGGATTATCAGATCTCGCGGATTCATTTCTGTAGCTATAATGGCCTTAGGCCCACCTTCATGAACGACTTTGTAAGCCCATGAAGCCCATTTGATCAATTTACTATTGTTTTTAAATACTTTATTTAATCGCCGATTAAATTCTTGCGAAGATCTAACTACATTATCAAGTGAGTCTTCAACTCCACCAGCCGGGACTGGCTTGGAAGGAGGAACAATTGTACCAACATCTTCAGAATTAGGTTTTAATTGCTTATCTAATCCTTTAACAATGCTCTCCAAAAGCATTTCTTGAGCTTTCTCAAGAAGCTCCTTCATTTTATCAACCGGAATTTCCGGTTCATCAGCTGGTTTATCATCATCTGATTTATCATCGGCTGGTTTGTCTTCGGTATCACCGCCCTCTAGGATAGAATCCATTGAGGCGTCAGCATCTTCAGGCTTATCTTCAGCTGGTCCATCCTCAGGTGGCTCATCAGCTGGTTTATCCTCAGGATCTTGGGCTTTTTTAATCATAGACGCAGCCTTCTTTATACCATCAGATTTCATAAAATCCTTCCTTAATTCGAAAATAGAAACTGCATCATGCAATTTGCTAGCTAATATTTCCACATCAGGATTCAATAGATTTCGACGTACAGCACCACGAAACGCTGGACTGCGAACCCAAGAAGCCTCTATAAATTGATTACTATTCGGAACGCTTACATGTCCAACAAGCTCAGCTATAGGATGTTGTACACCACTATCATCAATAAACTGAGAACCTTTCCCCTCATATTGAACGCAGCTGCATAATTGGCTGTCGTCGGCAGCAACATTTCCACATTTAGTACAAACTGTAAATAACGAAATACAATTAGAAACACC